ATAAAAATACAGTGTTAACATTCACTCCAAGAAACGAAACAAGGTGGTTGCTCGCAGAGGGTTTTAGCCAAAACACCGCATATAATAGAGAAGGAATAACAGTATTCCGAAAAGAAGAGAACACAAATAAACTTGTTCTTTTAAACCCAGAAGAATTTACTGGAAACAACTACGACAAGTTTAAAGATCATAATGGATACAGATGTATTAATTATCAATTTGATGACTCATGGGGCGCAAAATATACCGTTCCTTGTTGTTTATGTTCAGACGGTAGTTGCAACGACTTGGGTTATTGCGACTGTGATAACAAGCCTACCTGGAATGACGATGATACTTCTTGGATGTATTATGACTTTGATGATTGGAAAACAGAAAGTGTGGCGTTCAACAATCAACGTGCAAGCAATGTCACCGCACAGTCGGGGGTGGATGGTGAAATGCCAACAATGGCTGCGCCCGGCCGAGGTTGGACATATCAACCATTCTTTTATGCAGCATCTGGTGGCATGTCATTCCGTCCAAACTGGCAAATATGAGTCATTTTATTCATAAAGATGATATTGTCGATATAAACGGACATCAGTTTGAAGAGGGTATTATAAAAACCTTTGACCCCGAATATAAAAAACCAGAAGGTTGGTATAGAATATATTTTCAAAACAGAAAACATTATTTAAGCAATGGTGTGAATCAAGTGGGAGATGAATTTCCTTGGATAAACGGGGACAGATATATAAAATCCCTACCAGAACTGAAAATATTAGAAAAACAAATTGAGATGGACAAAGAAACTGATGATACCAGTGTTTGATTAGTTCTCTGTTGGCATACATATATTGGAGATATAGCAGGAGCATTAAACATGGCACAACCAACATCAAGAAGCACACTAAAAGAATACGCTCTGAGAAGACTCGGCGCTCCAGTTATTGAAATTAATGTAGATGATGCTCAACTGGAAGACAGAATAGATGACGCCTTGCAATTCTTTGCAGAGTATCACTTTGATGGTGTAGAAAAAACTTATCTTAAACATCAAATCACCCAAGACGATATTGATAACGAATACATTACACTAGGAAATAGTGTGATTTCTGTTATAAAATTATTCCAGTTTAGCGAGGGGACAACAAATCTCTTTGATGTTCGATATCAAATGGCATTGAATGATTTCTATGGAATTAGAAATCCGAATCAGGGCATGATGCAATATAGCATTACTAAGAGTCACCTTTCATTGATTCAAGATATTCTCTCTCCCGAAAAATCTATTAGATTTAGTAGAGTCACAAATCAACTTAAAATTGATATGGACTGGAGTGAAGACGTAAATGTCGATGATTATATTGTTGCTGAGGCATATATTGTGCTAGACCCAGATACATATCCTGAAATTTACAACGACAGGCTTCTTAAAAGATATGTTACTGAAATATTCAGAAGACAATGGGGTTCAAATTTATCTAAGTTTGACGGAATTCAACTTCCTGGTGGAGTGTCTTTTAATGGAAGAGAAATTGTAGAAAGGGCTCAAACAGAAATTGACAAGATTGAAGAGAATGTACAACTAATGTATGAACTTCCACCAGACTTTATGGTAGGGTAATAAATGGCAACCAACAAGTTTTTTAGACATCAAGTTAAATCAGAACAGAATCTGGTTGAAGACATTACAATCGAAGCAATTCGAATGTACGGTCATGATGTCATTTATATTCCAAGAACATTGGTAAATAAAGATTTCTTGTTTGGTGAAGATACCATTTCAAAATTCGAACAAGGAATTAATATTGAAGTATATATTTCCAGCGTCGATGGATTTGAGGGTGAAGGAGATTTTGCTTCTAAATTCGGAATCCAAATTAAAGATACTGTAGAATTTATAGTTTCTAAAAAGATATTTGAAAAGAATCTGTCGCACGAAAATGATATCAACAGACCAAGAGAGGGAGATTTAATTTATCTTCCCCTATCAAAAGGTTTGTTTGAAATTAAATTCGTAGAACACGAAAATCCATTTTATCAATTGGGTAAACTATACACATATAAACTTTCCTGTGAACTCTTCGAGTATAGTCAAGAAGATTTCGAAACTGGATTTACTGATATTGATACAATAACAAACACCGAAGAAAATGTTGCATTCAACATCTATGTCACTGGTGGAGCAACCAACGATTACAGTATTGGTGAAGTTGTATATCAAGGTGCTTCTGGTTATGGAACTCTTGGTTCTAGTGCAGACTGGTATGGTACTGTTGTTTCGTGGGCCACCGGAGGAACTGCTGGACCTTCTGGTGCAGGATATCAACTCCTCACAGTTGCAGGACCTTCTGGTGCAAGCGGATTCGTTGTTGGTGTTGGTAATACCGCAGGTGTTACTGGAGCAACTTCTGGTGTATTCTATAAGGCAGGTAAGACTGCATCACCAGCAACAACTACAATTCTCATCGCAGACGCATTTGATGATGCAGATGACTTTGAACTACAGGGTGATTCCATCTTCGACTTCACGGACACCGACCCATTCTCGGAGGGTAATATCTAATGTTTAATACATTTTACCACAACTCTGTTAGAAATCTAGTTGTTGCATTTGGTTCTTTGTTTAACGACATCTACATTACCAGAAAAAATGCAGATGGAACAACAAAAGAAAAAATTAGAGTGCCCATATCTTATGGCCCTAAAGAAAAGTTTCTAAGAAGAATCTATGAACGAAGTTCAATTAGTGATGGACCAAAAACAGAAATTACACTTCCTCGTTTGGCTTTTGAAATAACTGGCATTGATTATGACTCTCAGCGAAAAAGAAACACTATGAATAAGTATCATACCAGCACTGGTGTTACTGCCGGCAGTCCAGTGTCATATGACTATGCAGAGGTTCCCTATAACTTCTCCTTCCAGTTATCTGCAATGGTACGACACATGGATGATGCATTGCAAATCACAGAACAGATATTGCCCTACTTTACTCCAGAATTCAATGTGTCTCTAAACATGACTACCCTACACACAAAGGTAGATGTTCCAGTCATATTGTAATCATCTACTCTTAATGAAGATTATGAAGGAGACTTTGATACTAGAAGAAGTATCATTTCCGATTTCAACTTCATTGCAAAATCATATGTGTATGGTCCAGTAAAGACCTCCAAGATTATTCGCACAACAGATGTTACTTTCTGGGACTCAGAAGACTTCACAGCATCGGGGCCAAGTGGTGCTACCGCCGCACTTTCTACTATACAAACATATGTTACAGGGCCATCTGGTTCGACTTCTGGTATAGACGACTACACATCATATAGCACAACATGGGTACAAGGTCCATCTATGGACTATGACGGTAACACTTATGCGTAATACATAAGGTATATGGAGAATTTTTATTATGGCTAAAAAGAAGAAAAAGGTAGAAGAACGAATCAGCGAAGCCTTAAACGTAGAACATGAAATCATTGAAGGCGAAGTTGTAGATACAGAAATTGTTCCCGCAGAACCAAAGAAAAGTATTAAAGACTTTCACCTTGAAAGAGACTATGATGATGTCAGGGGAAACCTCAAAGACATTGTAGAAAAAGGCTCTGTTGCAATTGATGGTATTCTTGCTGTTGCTTCTGAGGGAGATTCTCCCAGAGCATACGAAGTTGTATCTCAACTCATCAAGAGTGTGTCGGAAGCAAATAAGGACTTAATATCCCTGCACAAGCAAATCAAGGACATCAAGAAGGACGATCCTTCCTCCAACCAAAAAGCAGGAAGTATAACAAACAACTCAATTTTTGTTGGTTCCACAAAGGCTCTTCAAGATTTGGTGAAGAATCAAAGGAAACAGTTAGAAGATTTAGATAATGCCGAATGATAATTCATATCTTGGTAATAAAAACTTAAAAGCATCAGATGTTACAGTAGACTTCACAGAAGAACAAGTCAAGGAATATCTGAAGTGTGTGTCTGATCCAGAACATTTTATCGAAACATATGTTCAAATCGTAAATGTTGATGAGGGACTCATCCCATTCAGCATGTACGATTTCCAAAGAGATATAATTAATTTAGTACACAACAATAGGTTTGTGATTGCCAAACTTCCCCGGCAAAGTGGGAAGTCTACAACCATCATCGCATATCTGCTTCATTTTGTTTTATTCAATCCCAGTGTGAATGTTGCCGTTCTTGCTAATAAACTTTCAACTGCAAGAGAACTTCTTGGTAGATTAAAACTGGCTTATGAGCATTTACCAAAATGGATGCAACAGGGAATCATGGAATGGAACAAGGGTTCTATTGAATTAGAAAATGGTTCAAAGATTCTGGCATCTGCTACTTCATCCAGCGCAGTTCGTGGTGGTTCATTCAACATGATTTTCATGGACGAATTTGCATACATTCCACAAGGTGTTGCAGAAGAGTTTTTCAGTTCAGTTTATCCTACCATTTCATCTGGTAAGACCACAAAGGTTCTTATTGTATCAACCCCAAAGGGATTGAATATGTATTATCGAATGTGGATGGATGCTATTGAAGGAAAAAATTCATATTCTCCAATTGAGGTACACTGGTCAGATGTTCCAGGCAGAGATGCAAAGTGGAAAGAACAGACGATTGCAAATACTAGCGAAGAACAATTTCGCACCGAATTTGAATGTGACTTCATTGGCTCTGCTAATACTCTAGTCTCATCTTCTAAATTAAAATCATTAGTATATAAAAGTCCTATTCACAAAAACGATGAGGGACTAAGAATATATGAAGAACCTCAAAAAGACCATATTTATTTTATGGGGGTAGATGTTGCAAGAGGTACAGGTAAAGATTATCATGCATTCTCTGTTATTGATATCACAAGAGACGATGAACCATATAAAGTAGTGGCAACATTTAAAAATAACGAACTTTCTCCAATGGTTTTTCCTACCGTTGTGCATTCTTTGTGTAAACAATTCAATGATGCTTATTGTATGGTAGAGATTAATGATATTGGTGGTCAAGTGGCTGATATTCTTCACAGTGAATTTGAATATGAACATATTTTAATGACATCTATTCGTGGTAGAAAGGGACAAACGCTGGATGGTGGATTTGGTAAAGGTGAAAGCCAGTTGGGAATGAGAACTACGCAAGCAACTAAGAGGGTGGGGTGTTCCAACCTCAAAAACCTCATCGAAGAAGATAAACTATTAATTGAAGATTATGATATTATTGATGAGTTGATTTCATTCATTTCCAAAAGACAATCATTTGAAGCGGATGCTGGTCACAATGACGACTTAGTAATGTCTCTTATGCTCTTTGCGTGGTGTACTACTCAACAATATTTCAAAGATTTACTAAACATGGATGTTCGAAAAGCCATGTATAAGGAAAAATTAGAACAAATAGAAGAAGAGATGACACCTTTTGGGTTTATAGATAATGGTATTGGGGACGAATATGAACAAGATGCAGATGGAACTTTGTGGAAAAATGTTGATTCGGACGACGCTGGTGGATTTTTAAGTTGGTAATGAAATACTTTAATCATATACATAATTTAAGAATATACGACTAACATAGTTAGAAAGATCCAAGGAGAATTTACATGGCATTTAAAGTAAGTCCAGGCGTTACCGTCACAGAGAAGGATTTCACAAGCATAATCCCCACTGTCTCTACTACAAGAGCAGCCGCTGTTATTCGTGCTGATTGGGGCCCAGAAGAGTATCGAGTACTTGTGCCTAATGAAACCCAACTCACTTCATTATATGGGAAACCAACAACAGACAATTATGAGAACTGGTTAAATACTGCAAACTTTCTTAGTTATGGGGGTTCTTGTACAGTAGCAAGAGCAACCACTACTGACTCAATGAATGCAGGATTTGGTGGTTCAGGCGCAATTATCAAAAACCCCGATGTCTATGATGCAGGTTATTCTGCCGGTGGTGCAATTTATAGTGATGCAGGAGATACCAAATTCTTCGCAAAGTATCCCGGTTCATTTGGTAACAGTCTTAGAGTTGCCGTTGTAGAGGGTCTTGCAGGACTAACTTCTGGATGGGGAACACACGCTACTAAGGGAACAAGTCAAGAGATGGGACTCTCCGGCCAGGTATCAGGACTATCCACAATTGTTGCTAGAACTGGTGGTACTGGTGGCCAAACTGCCGCGATTGCCGGTGATAAGATTAAAATCGGAAACCTAAGTACAACATTCACTGTAACAGGCGTAACTCACGGTTCGCCTGGGACCACAATTGGTATTTCGCCTGCGATTACTGATGCAGTCACAATAGGAACAACAGCAACATGGGAATTCGCATATAAATCATATGTTTCCCGACCATACACCTCAACCAACCTAGAGAAACTCTCTGGTGGTACTGGCGACCAATTCTCAATTCTCGTTATCGACGAAGACGGAGACTTCACCGGAGTCACTGGTGAAGTTATGGAAGTCTACAACGGAGTCTCACTTGCCCAAGATGCAAGAGATGGCGACGGAAACTCAAACTTCTATGCTGATGTTATCAATAAAAACTCCAAGTACATTAATGTGGGTAATTCACTACCTACTCTTGCCGCTGGTGGTGGTTCTGGAGCAAACTCGACCATCGCAGGTGCGGGTGGCACAGGAACCATCTTCGGAAATGTTGCAAGAAAATACTACTCTGGTGTTTCTGGAGCATATGGTGCAACATCATCCGACACACAAATGCTAACATCATACAACTTGTTTGCTGACACAAACACAGTTGATGTTTCACTTATTCTTACAGGTGCCGCAAGTGCATCACTTGCAGGAAGCGTTATTGATATTGCAGATGCAAGAAAAGACTGCGTAGCATTCGTTTCACCAGCATATGGAGATGTTGTAAATGTAACTGCACTTTCTACTCAGGTAGAAAATGTCAAAGACTACAGGAACACTCAACTCAATAAGAACAGTTCCTATGCATTCCTTGACAGTGGTTGGAAGTATCAATACGACCGTCACAATGACCAATTGCGATGGATTCCATTGAACGGTGATATGGCAGGACTCTGTGCAAGAACAGATAATGTTAACGACCCGTGGTTCTCTCCCGCAGGTTTCAACCGTGGCCAGATTCGTGGAGTTGTAAAACTAGCGATGAACCCCACACCTGAATCATACAGAGATGACCTCTATATTGACAGTGTAAATCCTGTAGTTGCATTCCCCGGAGAAGGTACAGTCCTCTTCGGTGACAAGACACTACAATCTAAGGGAAGTGCATTCGATAGAATCAATGTCAGAAGACTCTTCATCGTGATGGAGAAAGCAATCTCCACTGCATCGAAGTTCCAACTCTTCGAGCAGAATGATGCATTCACAAGAGCCCAGTTCAAGAATATGATTGAACCGTTCTTGCGAGATATTCAGGGACGAAGAGGTATCACTGACTTTAAGGTTGTTTGTGACGAAACCAACAACACTTCAACAGTCATTGACAACAACAAGTTTGTTGCAGACATCTTCGTGAAACCAACTCGTTCAATTAACTTCATTCAACTCAACTTCGTTGCTGCCCGTTCTGGTGTAGATTTCAGCGAAATTGCTGGTGGATGATACAAAAAGTCTTATAGATATAGTAATAAGGAATAAAAAAATGAATCACAACTCACCAATTAGAAACGACAAACTTCTTCGAGAAGCATACGAAGCAGGTAGACGGCAAGGCCTGCGGGAGCAAAAGCAAGCACCACAGGGCCCGGGCGGTATGGAATATAATCCGAAAGGGTGGCTCAATGAGCCAGGCGATTATCCGTATGTAACCCCTTTTAAGCAACCCGACTTCCACGGCACGCATGATGGGCATAATATTGCTGTATATGATGCAGATGGAAATGTAATTGGATATTGGATATGGACTTGCCCCAATAGTTGCTACTGGCAATATGTTCCCCTTGGATGATAAGACACAACACTAAACAGGAAGCACAAGAATGAACATTAACGATTTCAAAAACAATCTAAAAAGCGGCGGCGTTCGACCTAACCTGTTCCGTGTAAACGGTCCAATCGGCCCCGAGGGGACTGACCAAGCAGCCAGTTTTCTTGTTCGTACTGCATCGCTTCCCGCTTCTAACCTTAGTACAATTTTAGTTCCTTTCCGTGGACGACAACTCAAGTTGCCTGGAAACAGAACCTTCGATGACTGGTCATTGACCGTCATCAGTGACAGCGAATTCAATCTTCGAACCAAGTTCGAAAGATGGATGGAAGCAATCAATTCCACTATTGGAAATGTTGCAGAACAAGCACATGACCTAACACAAGGAAGTTTCCTTGCGGGTGGACTGTTTCCAACATGGAGTGTTGACCAACTAGATAGACAAAATGACCCAATCAAGACCTATTCATTTTTCCATTGTTTCCCAACCGTGATTGGTGATATGGCACTTGATTCTGATGCAAGTGATACTCTTTCTGAGTTCACAGTGACGATGAGTTACTCCTACTTCTTAGCGAGTGACGCCCCTGAAGCCAACCTTATTGAGTCCGTTGATCTCGGCGGAGTCGGTGAAGTAGGATAATAGGAAACTACAATATGAGGATTTATTATTATGCCAGAGTTATTTGGATTTAATTTCGGAAGAAAAAAGAGTCCCGACGCACCAGATCCCAAAGCACAATCTTTTGTCGCACCAGATTTCGATGACGGTGCGACTCAAGTTGCATCGGGCGCATTCTATGGTTCATACATTGACCTAGAAGGTGATCAAAAATCTGATTCGGGATTTATTAATCATTATAGAACTATGATATTGTCGCCGGAGGTTGAACTCGCGGTTCAAGATATTGTAAATGAAGGTGTTGTTTTTGATGAATATAGAACACCCGTAAAACTTAATATGGATCATTACGAACAGAGTGATTCTATTAAAGATAAAATTAATACTGAATTTAAAGAGATTCTGACTTTGTTGGATTTTAACAACAAAGGTATTGATGTCTTTAGAAAATGGTTTATTGATGGTAGACTATATTTCCATAAAATTGTAGATGAAAATAACAAGAAAAAGGGAATTATTGAACTCCGGTCAATTGATCCAACTCGAATTAAGAAAATTCGTGAAATTAAAAAAGAAAAAAACAAAGATGGAGTTGAGATTGTAAAATCGGCAAATGAATTTTACATGTATGACGCAACTCCCAAGAACAAAACATACACACCCCAATTTGTAGAAAAGGGTGTAAAGATATCACCGGATGCTATTTCTTATATTACTTCTGGATTGTTTGATGGTTCTAAGAAAATGGTAATCGGATATCTACATAAGGCCATTCGTCCTCTTAATCAATTAAGAATGATTGAAGACTCTGTTGTTATTTACAGAATCTCCCGGGCACCAGAACGAAGAGTATTTTATGTTGATGTCGGCAACCTTCCAAAGAATAAAGCCGAACAATATCTCAAGCAATTGATGAATCAATATAGAAATAAACTTGTCTATGATGCATCCACTGGTGAAATCAAAGACGACAAAAAGCACATGAACATGCTTGAAGATTATTGGTTGCCAAGAAGAGAAGGTGGTAGAGGAACTGAAATCACTACTCTTGATGGTGGACAAAATTTAGGCGAAATGGAAGATGTTGATTACTTCCAGAAGAAACTGTTCCGTGCTTTGAATGTTCCTATCAGTAGGCTGGAAGCAGAAAATGGTTTCAATATGGGAAGAAGTGCTGAAATTACCCGTGATGAAATTCGATTCTTCAAATTCATTCAGAGATTGAGATCAAAATTTAGTGACTTGTTCTTAGATTTACTCAAAACTCAATTGATTCTTAAGAATATCATCACCAAAGATGACTGGCAAAGCATTGCACAAAATGTGTATTTTGACTTTGCTACGGACTCATACTTCACAGAACTCAAAGAATCAGAAATCTTAAAAGAAAGAATGGAGATTCTAAGAGAGGTAAATGAATACATAGGTAAGTACTATTCCATTGATTGGGTGAGAAAGAACATTCTTAAGTTTAATGAAACAGAAATCAAGGATATGGATAAGCAGATATCTAAAGAAAAGAAGAGTGGTCTTTACAAAGAAGAGGAAGAAGAATTCTGATGGATTATAAAAAATTAATCAACGAATCTACTGATAATAACATCGGAGACATGTACAATACCTTTTCTCATATCTTGGCCGAAAAGGTCATTAATAGTATTGATGCTCGCAGAGCAAATATTTCCTCTACTTTATTAGAAGATTGTGGATGTGCAGATTGCAAATGTGCTGAAAAGAAAAAGGTCACATGTCCCAAGTGTGACGGTGAAGGATGCGAACATTGCGACGATAAGGGATATCATCTAAACGAAGCAAAATCATTTAGAGATTTTGATGTTCCAGCAAGTCCCGAAATCAAGAAACACATCGAGAGCGGCAAGGCAAAGATTCTAATGAATGTGCAATCTGTTCTTGGTCCCACAACTAGATTTGTTGTAGTTGAAAGACCTAAGATGTCGATGGGTTCTGGTAAGCAAGACAAGGTATTAATGGCAACCATCAGTGACCCAAAGCGTGGTCGCATCAAGATGTTCGCATTCCACGGTAGTCATGTCAGTCATCAAAAAGCCATGCAATTTGCAAAGAACAATAAACTTGTTGCAAAGGAAGATGCAAAGGGAAATCCTCTCTATGCAAAGGAATCCTATCTGGATGAAGTTACAGTCCGTCACCACAACAAACCCAAGTGGCTTAAGAAGGCGCAGCGGCAGAAGTTGGGTCTGGGCGGAAGACAATTAAAAGACCCAAAGAAAGAAGTTATGGTAGTAGACAAAAAGGGTAAAGTGATTGTGATCGACAGAAAAGATTTGAAGAGTTATGAAAGAAAAGGCTGGGATATTGCTGAATCTGTTCAACTGGATGAATTACGAAGAGATGTTTATGTAATTACAGATAAAAAAGGTAAAGTTGTTGCGGCGAAACTTACAAGAGACAATGCACACAAAGAAATCTCAAGACATCGAGGTGGAACAATTGTTCTTGACCCCGATGCAAAGGTTGGTCAGGTACTAAAGAAATTTATCCGTAAAGAATCTGTTGAACTGGATGAGGCAAATGCGTCCTATCAATTCCCTTCCAATAAACAGGCAAATCAGTTTGCTAAGGATATCGCAAATGCAGGTGTTGCTACTGGAACAGTTAGTGGAAATAAAGTAATCGATATTGATTATCTGAGGAGTAGTGGTGCAGGGTTGACCGTAAGGGCCATAAAGAAATATATGAAAAAGAATCATGGTAAAATCGTAAAAGAATCCTATCAACTGGATGAAGACAACACCGCCGCAATTGCAAAACAAGTCAAGCAAGCAGTAAAGAAATATACAACAGGTAAACTTGCTGTCCAGTCAAAGGGTGGTAAGACTCGTTTCATTATGGTAAGAGCAGATAAGATTGATAACGAACTTCGCAAGAAGGTTCTAAATGTCGTTGCTCCTAAAGCAAATGTTCGTGATAAGAGTGATATCTCTTATGGCAACATCAGCGGCAGAATCATCAGTGCAAGTGTTGACCATTGGGTAAAAGCACTTGGATTGAAAGAATCCGTTATCCAACAATTACAGACATCAAATACTTCCAAAATGCCAGTTGATATAAATATCAACGGAAGTATCATCCATATAACACCTGATATTTCTGAAAACTTAATCAACCTACATGATGAATTAAATGAGGAAAATCAAACAAAGATGAGAGAAATGCTCACATCAGATTCCGGTTCATTTGTAAAAATAGCAAGATTCGCTCAGGAGAGATAAAAAATGGCAAGCAGAAAAGTAAACAAAATTTTCACAAACATCATGAGTGGAAACCTCTCTGAAACGAGAGAAGTCCTAGAGTCTTCTCTTTATGATAAGATGAATTATTTTATTGAGAGGAAGAAAGAAATGCTCTACGGCGAAGATGACGAAGAGTTGGACCCCGTAAACAAAAAAGCATTAAAGGGTAAGCATAAAGACAGAAAAGATAAAGACATCGACAACGATGGTGATGTAGATTCTAGTGACCGATTCCTTCATAAAAAAAGAAAGGCCATCACTAAGGCCATGAAGAAAAGATGAACCTATTCGAAAAGCACAACTTGATAATTGAGCAAGGGCCGCCACCCGGTATGCCCGGTATGCCAGGCATGGGTGGACCAGGCGGGGGTCCTGCGCCTAGCATTGATGATAAATTCTTCGATAAGATTAAAGGTTATCCAAAAGTGGATGTGTTTATTCAACAGATGCAACAAGAAGGTTCTGCTGACTCAAGAATTTTAGATGAACTTTACAAAAAGTTTTATCCTGAAATGGTATACTTTGCAAAAGAATTATTACAATCAGAAAATAAACCAAAACCAGAAGGTGGTCCAGGTGGTATGCCAGGAGCAGGGGCTGCACCAATGGGAGCAGGCGGACAATAATGAAACGATTAAACACAAAATCATATAGAAATCTTATAGAGAGTTGTGCTAATCCAATGAGATTAAACGAGGAGTTACCTCCTATACCACCACCGCCTTCGATGCCGGCCGGGTATCCCGGTGGACAGGAAGTGTGGGATGCTAACTATTATGCTAATGTTTACTATGACGGTGCATATCCCGATGGATACTGGACATGGAATTATTATGTGTTCGTTGATGGACAATGGGCACAGCAAGTTCCACCGCCAGGAGAGCCAGGAAATTCCCAATCAACCAGCAACCAGCAACCAATCAAACAAGGTAGACCGACACTGTATCCCGGTGACGGAGGATTCGGCGGAGGAGGCGCACCATAATGAAACTCATTACAGAAACAACTGAAGACATTAAACTCATCAAAGAAGATGTAGAAGGTGGTCCTGCCAACTACTACATTAGTGGTGTGTTTATGCAAGCAGAGCAAAAGAACAGAAACGGCAGAGTATATCCAAAGAAAATTCTCATGGATGAAGTTAAAAACTATAATAACAACTTCGTTTCTGGTAAAAGAGCATTTGGTGAACTTGGACATCCAGAAGGACCAACAGTCAACCTCGAAAGAGTATCCCACATCATCACAGATTTATATGAGAACAATGATGATGTTATTGGTAAAGCCAAAATCATGGATACTCCAATGGGTAAGATTGTAAAGAATCTTCTTGACGAAGGCGCACAACTTGGCGTTTCATCCCGTGGTATGGGAAGTCTTGAAGAGAAGAATGGTTCGAAGTTTGTTTCAGACGACTTTATGCTTGCAGCCGTAGACATCGTGGCCGACCCATCAGCACCAAATGCATTTGTAGATGGTATCATGGAAGGCAAAGAATGGGTATGGGATAATGGTATAATTAAAGAATCCAATGTAGATAAATACAAGAAAATCATTAAAACTGCGCCGCAAGGAATGATTGATGAAGTAACAGAATGGTGCTTCGCTGATTTCTTGTCCAAATTATAAAAAAACATAGATATAAACAGTACTGACATAAAAAAAGACATTTAAGGAGAGTCTCCAAATGGCAAACAGTGTAATAAATTCCGCTCGCAACTTAGTTGAAAGAGCAAACCGAGAAACTCGGACCAATTTAGGTCGAGAGGTTCAATCCGTAATTTCCGAACTATCTGAAATGGGAGCAACACCAGAGTATATCAATGGTGTAATGCATAGACTTGCTTCTTTCGAAGACGATGCATCTTTATCAGAAGCAATTGGTAGAGAACTCTACAAAGCATCCCAATTTTCTCTCATGGAAGATGACGAAGAAGATGCGACTGGTAAGGGTTCTGAAACTGCTGACGGTAAGGGTGTAAAATTTGCTCGACCAGTAAAAACAAAAGGCAATGCAAAGAAGAGTCTTCAAGATAAACAAAAGAACAAAGGCGCAAAACTAGAGCATCTTCAAGCACTCTTCAGTGGTGAAGAACTAACAGATTCATTCAAGAGAAAAGCAGCCGCTATCTTCGAAGCAGCCGTAAATTCAAGAGTTGAAGAAATTCAAGCAGAATTGGTTCGTCAATCGAGAGATGTCTTCGTAGAAGAAGTTTCAAGTGCCAAGAATACAATGGCAAATAAACTTGACGACTACATGAACTATGTTGTCAATGAATGGATGTCAACAAACGAACTCGCAATTGATAGAGGCATTCAAAACGAAGTAACTGAATCCTTCATGGGTGGCCTTCGAGACCTCTTCGAAAATCATTACATTGAAGTACCACCCTCAAAGGTAGACTTGGTTGATGCACTTACTGATAAGGTTGAAAAACTGACTGGTAAATTGAACCATAGCATTCAAGAGAATGTAAACCTTTCCAAAGGAAAGCAAGAATCTAACTGCGATGCTATCTTCGAAGCAGCCTGTCACGGATTGGCTGCCACTGAAGTTGAGAAGTTCCGTTCGCTCGCAAGAGGACTTGAATATAGCAGTGAATCAGAATTCTCTGATAAACTAGCAACAATCAAGGAAAGTTACTTCAATAGTTCAGCAAGAGGTGTTACAACACTTCTAAACGAATCATTCGAAGAAGCACATTCGGTGGGTGGACGATCACTTGATAATATGACCCCTCGTATGAATGCGTACTTCAACAGTGTTGGTAGACTTGCCGATAGTGCAGAAAACAACACACAGTCGTAAATTTTAAATTTACTATATAAATTAAGAACTCAGTTTTAAAAACATTAGAAAGTTAACAGGAGAATAAACGGATGAACAATCTAGACACAGCAGCCCAGTTCCTAGCAGAAAAATGGAAGCCCATCATTGAGCATCCAAGCCTTCCTGCGATTAAGGACTCTTATAGAAAGAATGTCACAACCGTTCTTTTAGAGAACCAAGAGAAGGCTCTACAGGAGCAAGCAAACAACCTCGTTGGTGCAGGTATGTCACCAAACGAAGGTGAGGGTAACATCAAGGGTTTCGACCCAATCCTCATCTCACTCGTTCGTCGTGCAATGCCTAACCTAATGGCTTACGACGTATGTGGTGTTCAGCCAATGACTGGACCTACTGGACTTATCTTCGCACTTCGTGCTAAGTATGCAACTCAAGGTGGAACCGAAGCACTCTTCGATGAGCCAGGAATGCAACACTCAGCAGGTGTAACTAGCGGATATGTTGCGGGTATCACACTTGGCGACCCATTCGGTGTTGCAGGTTCAAGTTATGCTCAGACCGCTGGTTTGTCCACTGGTATCTCAGCAGACTTCATCATCGGTGTTTCCGGTGGTATGGCAACAAGTCAAGCAGAAGTTCTTGGTGCCTCTGGTGCTTGGGTATTCCCAGAAATGGCATTCAGCATCGAACGAACTGCTGTTGAAGCAAAGACTCGTGCCCTCAAAGCAGAGTACACTTCAGAACTTGCTCAGGACTTGAAAGCAGTTCACGGACTAGACGCAGAGACTGAACTTGCTAACATTCTTAGCACCGAAGTCCTTGCAGAAATCAACCGTGAAGTCATCCGTACTATCTACCGAATCGCTAAACTCGGTGCCCAACAGACTGACCTCTACTTCAAGGGTGGAGCCGGTACAGGAATGGGTGTCGGCGGTACTGCTGCCACAGCAACCTTCCCAACAGAACAGGGTGGTATTTACGACTTAGACAGAGACTCTGATGGACGATGGAGTGCAGAACGCTTCCGTGGACTTCAGTTCCAACTGGAACGAGAAGCAAACCAAATTGCTAAGGATACTCGTCGCGGTAAGGGTAACTTCGTTATCGTAACTGCCGATGTTGCTTCCGCACTCGCAATGAGTGGTTTCCTTCAAATCTCTGGTGGTGACCAAGCAATCAATGAAGTAGATGACACTGGTAACACCTTTGTCGGAACCATTGGTGGTAAGATGAAAGTTTACATCGACCCATACTCAGCAGGTACTAACTATGCTTGTGTGGGTTACAGAGGTTCTTCGCCTTACGATGCAGGACTGTTCTACTGCCCGTATGTACCACTACAGATGGTACGCGCCGTTGGTGAGAATGACTTCCAACCTCGTATCGGGTTCAAGACTCGTTACGGAATGGTAATGAACCCATTCGCGGGTGCCAATAACGCCTATGCTGACTCGGAACCAACTTCGGCGGCCGCAAAGCGAGCAAACCAATACTTCCGTATCTTCCGTATTGACGGACTACATGGTGGTGCGGCTGCTGCTGGAACATCATACCCATGATGTGAATTAACCATAACCATCACAATAGTGATGATTGAAATCGGGGAGTCTTTCGGGACTCCCCTTTTTCTTTGGGGTCTAATTTTCTTTTCTTATAAATAAGGTAACAAACAAATTCCCAAGGAGATTAATATGACCTTCAGCAAACATAACTGGAATGAACTTTCAGAGAGTTCTAAGAGAGAACTTAAAAAGAGACAAGCATATCAAGAAGGATATCGTCAAGGGTTATTAGAACGTGGGCCTGCTGCACATACATCAAATCGTCAAGGACAACAATTTGATAGATGGGGCAGGCCAATTGTAACTGCCCCGCCGGTGACGCCGCCCACAGGGCCAGCAAATCGATTCTCACTTGCAGCGGGTGATGAATTAGGTATGTATATGCAGGACGCGATGCCAGACGACTTTGTTCCGCCAGCAATTCAAGCAAAAAGGGACGCAATGAAGAAAAAAGGAGCGACATGGACAAGGCCTTCATGGAAGTCTGATGATGAAGATGTTGTTGAAGGTCGGCGCATGTATGAACAATCTGGTATGGCACCAGGCTCTGGTATGGGCATCGGGAATGCAATGCCAGGACGCATGGCCAGCGCGTCGAATCCTGGCCCAGGCGGGTGGCCCGCACCACCAAGATCAGGCGGGCCCGAGGACTGGGGTCGCGGGGAACATGGAGAGACGCGGCAAGACGGTGAGGGCACCTGGTGGCAATGGTTAGATCCGGGCCCGTGGAGGCTATACTTTAAGGATTCATGTCGTGGCCCGAGATGCGCACACTCGAATCAACCAACGCCCCCTGGTATGGGGACGCCACGCGGCGGCGGCGGCGGCGGAGTATAATCAGCGGCGAGTCATCATAGAACTATTAAAACACTCTCCTTCGGGGGAGTGTTTTTTTATAAATACAATAGGAGAACTATATGACAACAGAACTTCCAGGTCTATCCCCAAATGTCTCCGTTGATATTCTTCAGCGTCAGCCATCTAATACCAACTACATCCAGAACACTGGATTCTTTTTTGGTATTCAGAGATTACCTTCTGTTCAGTTTTTCTGCCAAGAAGTTAATCTCCCTGGCATGAACTTCGGTGAAATCCTACAACCAACAAGATTCATCAATGTGAAACATCCAACATCTAAAATGACATTTGAATCATTGGAAGTTAGTTTTATTGTTGATGAAGATTTGGCTAACTGGAGAGAAGTCTATGACTGGATGCGTTCTATTGTAAATATAGAAGATGCAACAGAACAAGTTTCTCCCGCAGACCAATATTCTGATGCAACTCTCATTTTACTAAACAGTGCAATGCGAGAGAATGTTCGTGTGAAGTTTAATAGTTGTTTTCCCACAAACCTCAGTGGACTAAGATTCTTAACTACACCAACAGAAACTGAACCACAGATAGCAACCATGACACTAACATTCGACACATACGAAATCGAAAAGGTATAAACAAATGGCAGAAGACTATTCAAATTATGATTTTGGATTCACCGCAGTAGATGCAGACGAACTCGACGGTGGCTCTGAAAGACTAGCAGAGACACAAGAAGTGGCTTCCGAAGTTGCTTCTGAGGTTTCTTCGGTAATTGTAGAAAAGATAGACGAACTTGAAAGCAAACTCAGTTCAGTATTGGTGGCTCTACAGAATACTGAAACAGAAGACTTCGCCGTTCCAAACGATGACCTGTCTAGAATCGAAGGAAAGATTGATCAGATTGTATCACTAGAAACAGATGAACTGTCACAAATGTTTGCACAGCAGGGTTCAGACATTCGAGCAATCATCGATGAGGTCGAAGAAAGAAAAGGCGAACTCGAAGAAGAATACACAGAGAAAATGGACGATGTAAAGAAACTCATTATGCCACTTCTTTATAACCTTCTAAAGAACCCAGACAAAGAATACATTCTTTGGCCGAACCGAACAGAAGTCATTCAACAGCAAATCGCAAAGATTGAAGAAGCAACTAAATAAAATTATATTATACATATAAGAAAGACATAAAGAAGGATTTCCATAATGTCATATGAAATTAAAAACGATAAACTATTAAGAGAAGCATACGAAGCCGGTAGACGGGAGGGTCTGAATGAACAGGGCCCTATGGACCCGGGACCCGCGTATTCAGGAAGGTTCGTTCCCCAATGGTTTCCTGGAGATCCGGGAGGCCCGGACCACGTGGCGCCCGAAAATCCAGCAATCTTAGACCCAAGGGCTTGGGCACGCGAGAATGCCGACGGATATAATGTATGGTGGGCATATGATGAAAACGGCAACCCTGTATTATTGAAAGGTTGACTGATCTGATTCATGACTTGACTTTTCTGTTTTCTGTTGTATAATGTTGTGTATGGATTTAAGTGAAATAAGAAAATTAGTGGCCGAAGATATGCCTATTGACGACACCGAACTGGATGTCGAATCAATGACCATTCCCCAATTGCACGGTAAGTATCTCAACTTTTATCTTGATGAGAAACTTGTCCTACAGAAACTGAACAGTGACTACTATAGGCTAAAGAAAACAAAGTGGGAATACTATACAGGTAAATTGGATCAAGACCAACTTGAAGAATATGGTTGGGAACCTTTCCAGTTTAAAATACTAAAACAAGACATCGACCTGTATATGGACTCCGATGAAGACCTACAGAAACTCTCCAACAGAGTGGCATATCAGAAAGAGAAGATTAACTATCTAGACTCTATTCTCAAATCCATCAACAATCGCCAGTGGAATATCCGCAATGCGATTGAGTGGAGAAAATTCATTAATGGACAATGATGTTCTTGAACTCGTAGAAAATGATTCTATGTGTCGAACATTTCTTCGTCATGCATATTCGTATGCACAATCATATAGTAAAGACCCGTCTACTCAACTTGGTGCAATCCTTGTAAAAGAACACGCAGGCGTCATAGGATGGGGTGTGAACGGTTTGCCTGATAGAATTTCAGACAAAGAGGATAGGTGGACTCGGCCACAAAAGTATGACTATGTTGAACACGCAGAACGAAACGTAATCTATAAGTGTGCTGAAAGAGGAATCTGTTCCACCGGACTCATCATGTACTGTCCGTGGTTTGCATGTACAGATTGTGCAAGAGCAATCATTCAATCCGGCATCTCTGCTGTTGTTGGTCATGAAGAAATGTATGAACATGTAAATGACAGGTGGAATAAATCAACCGAACTTGGAATGTCTATGCTAAAAGAAGCAGGCGTTCTTACTAAACGGTGGAGTGGAGAAATTGGAAGTAACATCACAATCCTTGTTGATGGGAAACCATTTCATCCATAAATATTGTTATGAACGAACTCACAATTACCAGTATTGATTCTGTGAACATTAAAATCGATTGTGATAAAAGCACTGCTAAAGAACTCTCGGATTTTTTTACATTCAAGGTTCCCGGTCATGAATATATGCCATCGTTTAGAAATAGACTATGGGATGGTCAAATTAAACTATACAACATATACAAGCAAACCATATACAAAGGTCTGTATGACTATGTTGTGAAATTTGCCGATGATAGAAACTATAAGATAATCGAACCAGAACCAATTATTAAAACTGGTAAAGTAAAAGAAGAACACATTCAAAAATTTATAGACGAACACCTTAAGCCAATTGCGGGTGGAAAATCTATTACTGCACATGAGCATCAAATTAAAGCAGTCACTCATGCAATAAACAATGAGCGATGTCTACTTTTGTCTCCAACAGGTTCTGGTAAAAGTCTTATCATCTATGCTCTTGTTCGATACTACCTTGATATAATTCCATCAGATAAAAAAATTCTTATCATCGTTCCTACCACATCTCTCGTACAACAGATGTTGACGGATTTTAATGAATACTCATCTCAGACTAATTGGAAAGCAGAAGATAACTGCCATTGTGTGTTTGCGGGGAGAGATAAAATATCAGAAAAGAGAGTAATCATCTCAACATGGCAAAGCATCTATAAACTGAATAAAGAATACTTCAATAATTTTGAAGCATGTTTTGGTGATGAGTGCCATCTATATAAAGCAAAGTCATTGACCACTCTGATGACAAAATTAGAAAACTGTCCTTACAGAATTGGTACAACAGGAACACTTGATGATTCGATTACCCATAAACTCGTCATTGAGGGTTTATTTGGCAGAGTACTCAATGTCACCACAACAAAGAAACTTATGAGTAAAGACTTGCTATCAAAACTAAAAATTGACTGTATTCTATTACAGTATCCCGAAAAAACCAGAGAGGAGGTAAAGAAGATAAAATATCAGGATGAAATAGACTGGATTGTTACTAATAAGGAAAGAAACGACTTTATTGCTGATTTAGGTCTACAATTAAAAGGAAATACTCTAATTCTCTACCAGTATGTCGAGAAACATGGAAAACCACTGTTTGAACTCCTTAGAAGCAAAGCAGGGGACTCTCAGGACATTTTTTTCGTGTTTGGGGGAACGGATGTAGAACTTCGTGAGGAAATAAGACAGATTACAGAAAAAAAGGACAATGCAATCATCGTAGCCTCCTATGGTACTTTCAGCACTGGTATCTCCATTCGTAGACTACATAACATTATATTTGCTTCGCCATCTAAAAGCAGGATACGGATTCTTCAAAGCATTGGTCGCCAGTTGCGTAAATCAGAGCATAAAGATGTTGCAAAATTATATGATATAGCAGATGACCTGCATTGGAAAGCATATAAAAACCATACCCTCAGGCACTATGAGAGAAGATTGAAAATTTATCAAACAGAAGAGTTCGATTATAAACAAATTTCCCTACATATAGAAGGGAAACATAATGACAGATAATAAAACATATCGCATTCTTAATTTAGCAAGTGGTGATAATATCATAGGGCAAGTAATCCGAAAAGGTGAACATTCTATGACGATTTATAGACCTTATCAGATGAAGATAATTACTATGATGGACCAAGCAGGGCCAAATAACATGTTTAGACAAGAAGCATTGGTGATGAGAAATTGGTTAGAATTATCTAAAGAACAAAAAGTAAAAATTCCACACCATCAAATCGTGGCTATAAGTGAACCTTCTGATAATGTATCAGAACTCTATAACGACGAGAAAGAAAAAGAAGATAATCCGGCACTGATGGAAAATCTCCTCGAAAAATTAACAAATTCTGATGACATGGACGAAGACGAATTTATTGACAATGTTAGTGAAAACATGACCATAGAAATCGACCCAGATGATATAAAAGATATAATCGGCAAATTAATATCAGATGCTCAGAATATTAAAAATTTATCTGAAAATGAAGATGATGAAGAATCAGATGACAATGACTATTATGATACAGATAAAGATATGTTTGGTTGGTAGTCTTAAGGCTTTAGAGTATTAAGAAAACATTTAATGAACCAAGACAAAGAAGATTGTACAATTAAATCTAAAAGTTGTCAACAAAAAAGATTGACATATTGAATATTATTTCTATAATGAGTTTATATGACTGAAAAAGATACATCAGGACATTACGTTGATAACAAAGAATTTTTTCAAGCAATGAAAGAATGGAAAGTTGTTGTTAACGAAGCATTAGATTCTGGAGAACCAAAACCTCCAGTTACCGATTATATCGGAGAATGCTTTTTAAAGATAGCAGAACATTTATCTTATAGGCCAAATTTCATCAACTATCCATATAGGGAAGAAATGGTCGGGGATGGAATAGAAAACTGTTTAATGTATTGCACCAACTTCGACCCAGAAAAATCTAATAATCCATTTTCATATTTCACTCAAATTATATATTACGCCTTTCTTCGAAGAATCCAAAGAGAGAAGAAACAAGATTATGTGAAGTATAAGTGTTTCGAAATAATGGACGAAAATGGCATAATACCAGAAGATTTTAAAGTTCAAATACAACAGAGATTTGATTCTTCCAAAAATCCATATGCAAATATGTTTAGGTTGAGCGAAACTGATATTGAAAATTTCACCCCCAAAAAGAAATCAAAGAAAAAGAAATCAAAGAAAAAGAATACAGCATCCTTAGATTCCGTATT